TGCGCTTAAGCCACTCTTACGAGAGTCAAGCTACTACCTTCCGAGGAGCCTTCAAGGCTGCCCTAGTATTTCTACTAACTTCGCCTTAAATGGTGATGTCAATACCTCTTTCCTGTTCAGCACGGAAGTCAATTTCAAGTTGCTTAGTTCTGCTAGCGAATTGTTCTTTAAAAGTCATTATCGACTTTCTCATTACCATTACATCCAGAGAACTCTGTTTGTACCAAGATCGATACTGAAGCCTCGTCAAAGCCTTCAGACCAGTTTGCATGTTATAGATTCTGTCTTTAAACACCTCTATATCCTCATCATATGTTATGATGAGATCTGTTAAGCTGATTGCTTCAAGCATTAGATCAATTTCTTGGTCCTTAAAATTTAAGGTTGCCGCAATTGTCTTAGCCTGATCAACTGATGAGTTGAGCAAGTCTCTAATTACTGACTCTTTTGAGAGATTTGTTTCAATCGCAATATTGATTTTGTGATCAACATCCTCCATTTTATCCCAGACTTCTGTTAAGTCCTCCGGAATCAGTTCAGATAGTGCATCTCTCTGCTCTTTCTCATTAATTAAATCTAAGTTCTCCTTAGTTTTATCTGGCAATAATCCTGATAATAAACTGGATTTTATCTTATTGTAAGCGAATACAAGCGCTAACCTCATCGTATCTGGGTTATTCTTTAACTCAGCATTATCAAAACCGACTTGTTTAAAGGCCGGCATAACACCTGAGTTAACTAGTAATTTAGCTAGGTAATTGTCTATTTTATCAGGGTAGTATCTATCTACCAATGACTCAATCCAATCCTTTTGACTTGGTCCATGAAGGCTTAACCATAGTGCCGCAGTTAAACTGTAGTAATCCCCTTGCTTGCTACCTATTCGGTTGGCGACACGCGAAGGAATTGGTGAGAAATATTCTCCATCCAACACAGTTACTTTAGCAAAATCAACCATTGCTATCATATTTTCACTTAAAATCTCTGTAGATTTCGAGCGGTTAATTTCCATATTTGCCCAAGAGCAAATACGACAATAGTTATCCCCAACTTTGTTAGATGGGTCATATTTTACAGATGATATTATACTGTCATCCCCCAATACCCTATAGAAATCTTCTGGGTTGCTATCCTCTAGACCTGATGCCTTCATAGTCATCAGCATTATAATATGATGCGCAAAAGCAAACGCATCAAATGAGCCTAGGAGACCTTGAGGTTGTCCACAAATCTGTGTGTAGAGTTTACGCTCTCCATCTTTGAACCTAAATTCCTTCTCACAAGAAGAAACTTCATGCCAAAATTCAACCACTTCTGGTTTGAAAAGCAGACTCAAACAAGCTTCCTGGAAGACTTGTGACATTTTATCTGTAGCATTTGACCAATCATATGCCAACACACTATTATAATTCCTTTGCTCTCTATAGCGAGGACTAGAAATTAATCTAGCAAAGTCTCTTCCTTTGTCTTGATCTCTTGTACAATCTGTTTTCATTGAATTCAGAACTTTACTTATTCGGTTGTGTATATAACAACACCTATCCTGTATTGAGCTTAATGCTAAATGTATTGCTCTTGTTTTATACTTACCCGGATTGGGTATGTGTATAGTACTAATCCAAGGGGATTTATACCCCTCTGGAGCCTTTTTATTATAATGGCTTACATAGCCAGTTACACGGTCAAAAGAGCAACCTACTAGTGGGTCTGTTTCTACAATACTTTTAAATAAGCTTTGTCTGTATTTAAACCCCGGAATATAAGCAGGATCTGACCTGAATGAATAATAGTAATCACTATCTGAGAATGGTGACTCCAAATACCTTCTATTAGACTTTATAGCCTTAGAAATATCTTTAATATAAGGGTAACGCCCCTCTATAATATCTGCCATGACTGTCCCAAACAGCTCATTCAATTCCTCATCTGGAACTGCTTCCGGAGGGCTTGTTAGAATTGAAAATGTATTCAATTCCTGTTTCTTCCAATTCCTGTCATCAGGGTTTGTCTCATTATACAACCTAGCTATTTCAATAATAGATAAGGCTAACTGCTTAAGGCCATTGAACAAATCATTGTCCTCTGATCTTGATTCCTTGCACGCTTTGGCGACAAGAAGCATACTTACAAACAAAGTACCATAAAACTTTGGTTGTCCAGTTGTTGTGAAGACATCTAGTACTTCATCTTCCTTCAGCCTAAAGATTTTAAAATTCTTTGGGCACCAAGTGATGGAATCGAGATCATAAACTCGATCTTCTCTAATACCATGTGCAGTGTTAAGCACCAGCACCAGATCAGAATAATCCTCTGTCATAAGGATTACTTCCAAAATTTTGAATAGATCCTTTTCTCTATTCTTACATGCTTCAACCCAACTTTCATTGAGCTGGCGCCCTTG